AGTTTTTCTCCTTATGAAATTCAATCTTATTGGCAAACTTGCCATCTAAGATATCACCTTTGTGAGAAATAACGAAGACATTTGTATCGTCTCCCAAAGTATAGATGATTTTCATAAGGTTGTCAACGCCTTCGTAGTCCAGTGAAGAGTCAAAAGTCTCATCAAGGATTAGTAGATTGGTTGCTACTGAGTTCTTCATCTTAGCAATCATTCGCCATGTAAACAACAACGCCAAATCGATCCGTTGCTTCTCACCCTCAGAGAACGAGTCATACGAGAAACCATCGCGGTGGCGTGACTTGATCGTCTCTACAAACGACTCATCGAGGTTGAACGACACAAAGAAGTCTAACACTTGTAGATACTGATTGACCAGCTTGTTGATCACAGGCAGATACTGCCGAACGATCTTAGTCTTAATGCCAGTGTCCTTCAACATCTCGCCAATCACTTGGTTGTATTGAAACTTATCGTTCAAAGTTAACTTCTCTTCGATCATAGTGTCTTTATCGTCGATATACAGATCTAGATCGTCTTTAGCCTTGGTAATGTCGCTAGTAGTATCTGTTAGGTTGTCAATCTCGTTCTCAAGCTCTTTGATAGAACGCTCAATACGAATAATAGCTTGAGTGTTGACGTTTAGATCGGTCTGCCATGTGCGAATCTCTTCTAGATTCTTAGTGATTGTCGACAGCTCAAGCTCGCTAGCTGCAATCTCTTCTGTCAGCTTATTCAGTGCAGAATTCAACTCACGAGCGCGTGCAGACGCCTTCGTAATCTTATCCTTCTTGATCTCATCGCTAATCTCTTGTGTGCAAGTAGGGCAAGTGCAGTTCTCCTCAAAGAACTTAGCATCCTTGACAACAGCCTTAATATCAGTTTTGAATTGAGTATTATATTGCATTAACTGCATACTCTTCTGACGAGCCTTATGATCTTTAGTTGGCCAGATAGCATTCTGATGCTGGATCTTTAATGTCAATGCAGAGTTGTTGTGGCTAATGTCACTCATCTCTTGACGTAGGGTAACAATCGCAGTTTCTTTCTGCGACTTTAGGTCCTTGTTGATTCTATTAATATCTTGGATATATTTTCTTTGGGTGTCGATCTTGTTAGATTGCAAGTCGATCTGATATTGAATGTCCTTAATAGTATCCTTTAGAACACTATTCTTCTCTTTGAGAAGCTGATTCATCTTAGAGAACACGTTGATGTCCAGAAGATCCTCAATCACTTCTCGACGATGTTGGGCGGTCAATTGCATGAACGGAACAAACGAAGAACTTCCAAGCACAACAATCTGATGGAACGACTTATGGTTCAGTTTGAGAATATTCTGCTCGAGGATCTTCTGATACTCTTTAGCGTGAGAATCTTGGTTGATCATCAGATCATTCTTCCAGATCTCGAAGATTGCAGGCTTGATCCCACGAGTAATCTTGTATCTGGATCCCATAGCTGTAAAGACAACTTCAACAAGACATTCCTTGTTATTGATTGAGTTGACTAGCTGAGGCTTAGAAATGTTACGGTGAGGACGACCAAATAAAGCAAATGACAACGCATCAAGCATTGTTGACTTACCTGCACCGTTATGGCCGACTACAAGTGTTGTGGGGTGTTGTTGGAAATTAACATCAGTAAAGCTGTTGCCAGTACTGAGAAAGTTCTTCCATTTCAATGTTTCAAATACAATCATTTTATACCTATTAGTTCAACATCCGCATCTGTCTCGATCCATAGCTTTGCGCCACAAGGTCGAGGTTTATCGGGCCGATAGATCATACGGGAGGGACCTTTAATATCAACTTCCATACAATACTGCACTTTACCATTCTCTTCAACGCGGCATACAGGTTCTTCTACACCGCGCTTAGCGTTGCTTTGAATAATATTGCGGTTGATATGAATAATTTTCATACAACTTCCATTGTCTGAGCTTCAATCATTAGGTCATGCATCTGTGTCTTAATGCGATCTTTATCTAGATCCGTATCAACAGCATCTATGTAGCTGTTCAATAGAGATGTTGTATCTTCCAATGAAATCGTCTCATCGTCAACAGCTTCTCCAACAAATTCATTGAAACTCTCAGCAATCTTTAGCTCATGGATCTTCTTGCTTTGAATCCGATCAATGAACCTGTCAAACGTAAACAGATCTCTCTTGTTGATTACAACAATCTTAACAAATTTACCATCAATGTCACTTAGGTCATATTGCAAGTAATCAGTCTGCGAGTCGTCATAGTAAATCCGTTTGAACAATGTATTTGGATTACGGATGGCTGTTATCGCTTTCGACTCTGTGTCATAAACGTGGAAGTGCTTGGGGTCGTGGGCATCGTTCCAAAAGAACTCGAGTTGGGTTCCGAGATAGTGGATGTTGTTTTTGCTGGACTTCGTGTGGAAGTGCCCAGAATAAACCGCATCAAAGCGTGCCAAAGCATCAGTAGCCATCCCATGCGTCATCTCCACGCCTTTCATCACCTCAAAGCCATTTAGCTCGAAGTGGCCACCAATATGGGTAGCTTTGGTTGTTCTGAGGAATTCTAGTGTTTGAGCTTCATTGTCAGGAGCAATCCATGGAACCAATGCCCAAGTCATCTCACCATATTGTATCTCTGTGGGCTCGTGAATGATACGAACCTCGTCCATATAGTGTCCAAGTAGTTCTTTGAGACTATTGAGATCATTGGTATTTTTGTAAAAGGTATCGTGGTTCCCGCAAATGATATCCATAGTGATGTGTCGTTCTCGTAATTGAGATAGGAACATCTTTCTATTTCGATGAAGTGCTCTGAAGTTAATGAACTTCCGGTTATCAAAGAAGTCACCAAGATGCACGATGTGTGTAATTTTATGTTCTTCTAAGTATGGAAAGAACACAGTGCTGTAGAACTTTTCAGCATCATCTAAAAAGATCTCAGAAGAGTTACGAATACCTGCGTGGGTATCATTTAAGATTGCAAACTTCATTCCATAAAATCCTGTAGGTCAGAGTCAACAGATATTTGATATTTACGTCGAACTTTTTCTTTTTTAGCAAACTGAGTAAATTCTGTATCTTTTTCTTTAACTTTATCAATACGATCTTTTAACTGATCAACAAACGCTTGCAATACTTGAACCGCGGCGGCATCACCAGTCTCATTAAAAATAAACTCTTCAATACCGCTTTGAGACAAATACCTTAGCTTAATATCCTGTTGCTTTTTCTCTTTAGCAATACGGCGCAAGAAAGCATACCATGCAATTTGTGTGAAGTAAGCAAAAGCGTTTGGGTTACCCGATCTCGTTGCAGCTTCGATGTTGTAGTTCTCAATTGCACGTAAGCAGTTCTCTACTGCATCCATAACCATCTCTTCTCGGTAGGTGTAGCGGATGAAGTTGACTTTGTGAGAAAGACCTTCACAGATTTTCAAGAAACATTTGGCGATATAGTTTGGAACTTTAGGTAGGTCGTTCTTCTTAGCAGCTTTGGCTGCTTGAAGTTCTGTGCAATACTCAACAACTGCCCGTGAAAACTCAGCATTGTTGACGTAATGAATACTTTCACGTTTAGCCATTAATAGCATACCTCATATTGATAATACATTCATTATAGTATAGAAAATTATATTAGTCAACAACAAAATAACTGTTGATCTTTCTGACTTTACCTGTATAATAAAGATGCAGTCTTTAGCAGGGGTGCATATACTATTTGACTAGGAAGCCTAACCGTGCGGTTTTCAAGAACCCATCTGCATTATCGTACGCTTCAATGTAGCGATAACCGCGGGTTAGATACGCTTGCATGTTAACAGAGTTATCGGCCCACACAGGAATAAGCTCATCATACTGTGGGTCAGGGGATTCTCTGAGGTGAACCTCTATTGGACTATCACCTTTAAACTCAACGTTGATTTTCTTAACATCAGCTAGCTCGTTGAATTGCGCTGGAAGTTTGGGTTTGTGAGTAGATCTTATCCACGAGACAAACTTTGAAAGGTCATTGTAAGCATGATTTCCCTGCCAACAAGAGATACATTTCCAACCATTGTCTACAAACTCGTACGTGGCGGAATATTGAATATCTGCAATAAACTCACACCAAAAGTATCCAGGTGGAACCTTAGACAAATCCCCAGCATCAATTCTTGTTACTGTTGCCCCAACACCCATTCCAGATAAGTTATATATTGGTCTAACAACATAGTAATCAGAAACCTCAGGAGCAAAGCCTGATGGTCCACATTTGTATCCCATTAGCTCAGCAACATACAACTTATTAAACCAGTTATGGTGGTGAGGATATGCTTTCCAAGCTTCATAATCTGATATCAATGTAGAATTCTCCCCGTAAACTTTATAACATTAGTGATTGTGTCACTATCAGACAATGATTCGTTAGCTGCTTCTCTTAGACCTTTGATAAATTTTGCTAGCTTCTCTGCCATATCATCTGAAGAGCTTTCAGGTGAATGATCGTGCATTACAACTTTGGCATAGTGTTCTATTAGTTTTTCTGATGGGTTTGCTTCTCCAACAACATGGTTTGAATTCAACACCATGATGTTATCTGGTTCATCTTGCATCATCATCCAAGGGCGCATTGAATATGTTCTTGTACCATCTGGAGTTTGACCGTACATAAAAATTATGTATGCATTCTTTACAACCATATCCGCGACATCTTCATCTGGATATTCCAACACGTCACAGATAATCTCTTCGCCAGATGTTAACTTAAATTGTTTAATATCATTCATTCTATATTTACCTGCGTGACTTTATAATTGAATTGTTCTTGTTTGTATATTTTAACACGTTCAAAGCAATGTAATAGCGTAAAGTTCTTTCTTGTTCTCCAGTGTAGATCATCAGCAATATCAAATAGCTGAGTAGTAGATCCATCATCAGATTTACGCAAACCTCTTCCAATTGACTGCAACACTTTGATCTGAGACTTACTTGGTGATGCAAAGATAATGTTGTGGAGGTTTCGTATATTTATCCCCGTTGAAAACGTGCCCATCGAAGCCACGATGATAGAGTCCTGCTGAGTTTCAACAATAC